TTGTAAAAGTACCGTCTGAGTTATAGCTTAATAAGTAAATTGAAGTTGCAAGAGGATCTCTCTCTCCTGGCTCACCTATTAGATATTGTGCAAAGGTAGCTGTATCTTTAGTTACGTACGCTTTAGCAACTTGACCAAACTTAGAAGGCATACCTAATACTATGCCTAGGTAATCTTGCTGTGTTACTGCTCTCATTTGAGAAGGGAAAGCAGCTAAAGTGTTATACTTTAATGTATCTACTGTATCTCCATCTCCACCGCCTGTTGCTTGTACAGCATTATTAGTAGCTAGAGAAGCAAGTATAGTACCGGCAGTTCCGGAGTTAGTAGTACCTGCAAAAGAAACGCTAGATGTAACTACGTTTGTAAGTTCATTTGTATTAACGTTTGCACTAGCACCACCTCCTACAAGATAGTTAATTGTTAGTGTTGTATTAGAAGGAGCAACACCGTAAGAATCGTTAACTACGAAGTTTGTTGGATCGTAAGCAGTATTTAATAAGTCAATTCCATTAACTGTACCGATACCTACGTTGAAAGGATTAGGTATAGTTCCGGATACTGCTTGAATTCCTGCACCAAACTCTAACTCTAAAACAGAGTCAGTAGTAAATCTAGATACAAATCTATTAGGTGCTGGCAGTCTTTCTAAGATATAAGGTACTTCATTAGCTTCTTGATATAATTGAGGGTAGAGTAAGGAGGTATTAGCTACAGGATTTAAAATATATTCTTGAGCTAGATAGGGAACTTCATACCATCTATTACCGTTACTATCATATGCACTTAATATTTCAATAATATTTGAATCTTGAATAGATCTAACAGGAAATCTTTCTGCAGCACCAAAATTAACGGTAGTTGTTTTTACTTGTCCAGAAAGAGCTTGTGTTGATTTTTTAAGTAGGTATGTATTAGGATTTCCTCCTGATAGAGTATATACAGATACATCTGTTGGATCTATTGAAGATGATAGAGAAAAATTTACTTTGTTTGGACAGTAGAAATAATTAGAAGTGTTTATATTTGATCTAACTTGTAATCCTTCTGCAATAGTCATAGCATAATTCCAGTCTGGTGCATAGCTAGAACCGGAAGCAGGTATCTGTTGATAAACATCTATTGTAGTAGTAGCTGCAGAAGTTACTTTAGGTCTGTAGCCAAACATATAAGCTAGCGTATAGAGGTTGTTTATTTGTTTAGCATACTCTAAAAAGTTCTCTTGTACTTGATTATCTAGGTAAAAAGATAGTACATCTCCTACATAAGCTGCCATATCAATAAACATGGTACCAGGAGATGAAGTAGAGAAATCATTATAAGAGTTTGGAAAATAAGCTTTCGCATACTCTATTAATGAGCTCTTAAAGCTTGAAAAATCTTTATTAAGATATTTTATATCTACGTTATTAGCCATTTAATTTACTGTTACGTTAAACTTATTACTATGTTATCTGAATCTCCTGTGTTATTTATCGTGTATGAAAACTTAACTATTAGTAAGTTCTCATCTGGACTTCCTCCAAAAGTTAGGTCCGTTATCGTAACATTAGGGAAATACTGCTCTATTCCGCTTCTAATCTGAAGATCTAAATTATCTGTTGTATTTGCTGTTATTTGCTCAAACAACTGACCTCTTATATTTGCTCCGAAACTAGGGTTAAATATCCTCTCACGTTGATCAGTTAGCAAGTAGTTAATTATATTATACTTTAACTGATCTTTAGTAGAGTATACGGTCTGAAAAACGGCTGGTGTACTAAACGGTAAGGCTACTCCTACTCCGGTAGAAGGTCTTAAGTCTAATACATTAATTTTTTTTAAATTATACGCCATTTATACTATTCGTTTATACCCATTTTTGCCATCATATGAGTAAAGTCCGGAACTGCATTAATTTGAATTGCTTCTACACTAGATCTTCCTTTTGCTGATGCAAACATCTCTCCTACTGATTCTACAACAGGAACGTCTCTTTCTACTCCTTGTCCATTTAAATCACCAAATTCATCCATAGTCATAGATTGAGCCGTCTCGGCAAGTAAGCTATTTAATGGATTACCTGGGGATAATACAGGGGCGATAGGTCTAGGTACAGATCTGTTCATAGTAGCAGGAACAGCTGATTTTGCTATAGGTCTTGTTGATTCTACAATAGTTTGCTGCCCTTTATTAGCCATAATAGCTTCTTTTAGGATTCCGGCTAACTCCTGTTGAAATACAGTTCTAACCTCTTCACGGATTAATTTTCTAAGTGCGTCTGAATTTGCCATATGTTATAAATATTTTAATTACTTGTTTTTAAAGTCTGTTTTGAACTATTGGTTTCGGTAGCAACCTGTGTTTTGACAGAAGCTGTTTGCGTAGCTATTACAGATTTCGTTCTCTGTCTCAGCTTCTTTCCTCCTTTTAAGTCGTTAATAAATGCATTTAATCCTAATCCTTGAGTCTCGTCTAAGTTTTCTGGAGAATCTAATTGAGGAGGAGCTATATTTAAGTCATTTTGTAAAACATCGTTATTATCTAAGAAGTTTAATGAATCACTGATTACAGCTAGATTAATAGGATCTATTTGTCCTAATGCAGGTTGTACTAATTTGAGAGCTAGTAGCTTTTGCTTAACCTCGTCTATAATTAAGTTGGTATTTGTAGCGAAGGTTAAATCTGATTGGGTAACAATATTTCCGCTTGTATCTAAAGCGATACCCCTTCTTCTCTTATTTACGATACTCTTATCTGTCAATTCCTCATCAACTACTCTAATATCATAAGCTCCAAACAATGCGCTATTTGGATTAGTCTTAGAGTCGTACTCTCTGATAAAGTTTGCTAGCTGATCGCGGAGATCTATTAAATCTTGTTGAGTTTGTTGTAATTGTAATATTACATCTGAGTTTTTTACTGCTTCACAGCCTTCCAACTTTGCAAGTAAGATTCCTAATCGTATTAAGAGTTCGTTCGTATTTGAAAGTAAATAGCGTATAAAGGAGAGTAATACTGTTAAAAGACCGTTTATAGCTTTCAATAATCTAACAACTCCGTCTGTTTCATCCTTTGCCTTATCTTTAACATCCTGTAACTTAGTCTGCGATCCAGCAGTTCCAAATATAAGAGGAAGTGCTAATAGGTCGAAAAATAGTATTATAAATTTAAATACCTTGTAGAATAGTAAGGCAAGTTTAATTATAAACTGTCCTAAAGTTAATATGCCCTGCGCTTGTTTAGCACTTCTTATAAAGGCTTGTAACGAAGAGTTTATACCTTGTAGTTCTTTTATAATATCGGCAGGATTTAAAAACGCGCTTAGTTTCTGTATTTGAGCTCTTATATCAACGCCTAAGAAGTTACCTGCTAATGCTAATGCATTTTTAAAATCTAAATTCTGAATTACAACACAGACTGATCTTACAGTAGCAACTTTATTAACTAATGCCTGTAGTTCTTCATTAGGTATCTGTCTGTAATCAGAGTACTTATTTATAGTGCCTATAAAATCATCTATAATATTTAAGTTACCTCCAAGACCGGGTACGGTTCGTAATAGGGTTATATCTTCAGAAGTGAATAAAGATCCGGTACCAGGTGCATCTGTAGCAAAAGTCTCTTTAATAGCCTTCATTAAGAAGAATAGATTATACGCCTGAGCTTCTGTACCAGTAGGTGCTGGTGCGTTAGATCCGGTAGCTACTACTGCAGGAGGTACAGCATTCGGGCCAGTACCTACATAAGAGCCTATAAACTCTGTAGGGTAAGCGGTAAACTTGTCTACAGCTTGTTGTACGAAAGCAGCTTGATCTTGTAAAAAATATAAAGCTTCTTGACTAGCATTCCAGGGTTTAGGTGGACGTGCTTTCTTTTTTATATTAATATTATCAACAGCATACGTTAATACACTACATAAATCTACTGCATTAAGTGCATCTAAAGCGTTAAATAGGCCTGAGTTTAGTAGGTTACCTTTTGGAGGTGTTGGATTTTCAGGAACGTTAGAGGTGTAGCTAAAAGAACCAGACACTGTATCATAGCTAGTAGTCATTACGGGTTGAGTGTTACCAGCGCCCCATAATAATTTATTAACACCAATTTGAACTGTTCCTATAAGATTAGCAGAATTAGTTACTATCTTACCTATGTTATTTGCTAATTTACTTGCACCCATTATTTAGTAAAAGTATTATTTGATAAACACTCAGTATTTAATCTTCCATTAACATTAGTTATAGTATCACTTAGTACTTTTGTTGCTTTCACTATCTCAGCAATTGCACCAGCAGTATCTTCCTCTCCTACTGCTATTTTATTTAAAGCATCGCTTACTTCTTTTAATTGCTCAAATAGACGAGATAATTGTACTACTGTAGTTCTTCCTAGTAATATTGGCTCGTTTGCTTCAAAGCCTAGTTGTATTCTTGGAGATGCGATAATAGTTTTTTCATTAGCATCTACAGTAAAGGTAGCGGGAGAGGAAATAGCTACGCCTTTCTTACCGAATAGAAAAATAAAATCATCGTAAGAGTGATGTGTCACTCTACCTGATGTTATAATCGCTTGATTACCTGTATATGGAAATTGAGGTGTATACATTTTTATTAGCTAGTAGCACTAATTCTTCTGTCTTGTTCAGCAGGAGAGATAGTATCTACGCTTGTTAATTGTTGTTGAATAGGTATTGAAGTAGTAATTATAGTCTGTAAAGTAACCTGTAAGCTAGCTAAGCTAAAATTACGCTGTATATCATCTATTACTATTTCTTGTCCTTGAGTTAGGTAGATAGAAGAAGGATCTCTATTAATATTCTCTACAGTAGGAAACCATGCTATATCATTTTCCTGCCTGCCTTGTCCGTTTCTTATTATAGTAATAGGATTACCTGCAGGACTATTTCTTGACCAGTAATTCTCTTCTTTGTCTTTAGCTGATGTAGATCCAAACCTAATCGAGTTACCCCATCTTCCTTCTAGTGTAGTATCTCCTGCAAATATACGTAATGACTTTATGTTTTGTTTTTCAGGGAAGTTAGGTCCTAGAGGGTAGTTAACAGAGCTTGTTGTCGATACGTTTACGGATTGCTTTTGAAAGCTAC